GAAAAAGCAAAGGAATTATTAAAAAGAATGACGGTACATCATTGGACAGATGTATGTGATTCTGAAGGAGCTAAGCAATGTGCCTTGATAGCAGTAGATGAGATAATTAACACAGGACTTTTAGAAGGCACAACAACAGGAGTGTTAAAAAAGTATTGGAAAGAAGTAAAACAAGAAATAGAAAAACTTTAAAAACTAAATAACTATGGAAAAGAAAGAAACTGCGGTTGATTATCTTGTAGAGCAATTATTCAAAATACGTAATAATACTACTGAAGTTAAAGAAATGAATAGTAAAAGTATTATTGACCAAGCCAAGCAAATGGAGAAGGAGCAGATGAAAGAAGCTGCTTTAGATAATGTTACTACCAATGAAAAATTAAGAAAAATATTTGAAATTCAATTTGAAGATTTTTACAACGAAACTTATGGAGGAACAAAATGAGTAAACAAACTGCGGTTGAATGGTTCGTTGAACAACTCGATAAACTTGAATATGAGTATGATGTTGAAGGAATAAGCATATTAGAGTTCGACAAAAGAAAAATAGAAATTGAAAACCAAGCAAAGCAAATGATGAAGGAGCAACACGAAGAAACTTGGTTTAGTAGTAGAGTAGAAGATATGGGTGATGAATTTAAGGTGGAGCAAAAGTCATTTGAGGACTACTATAACGAAACTTACGGAGGTACACAATGCTAATACTACAACTTAAAAAGAGAATCGAGATTCTCGAAGCGCAAGTTCAACAGCTATTGAAAGCGCAACCTGCTCAACTTCCAGCAGCAACAAAAGAAAAGAAGTCGTCATTTAAGAAACCAACGGTTGTCGATATATACGAATATGCTTGTGAGAAACTTAGCGAAAAAGATGCGCTTGCATTTACCGAAAAATTTCATGCACATTACGAAGCAAACGGTTGGAAGGTCGGACGCAATCAAATGAAGGACTGGAAGGCTGCCGTTCGTAAGTGGGACTTATCTACCTTTGTAACTACAAACCAAAACACTAAAATCAAAAATGGAAAATTCGATTCAGACGCTGCGCAGCGCATCTACAACGACGCTCACAACTACACAAAGGGTTGATCGTGCGGAACGTGAAAGCGCGTTCGTTGCCGATTACGAACTACCTGCGTTCGTAAAGTTGTGTTCTAAGGTGTGCGCCATGTATGGCATCGCGTTACCCGAAGCGCAACTACTCCAGATGCTTCACGAATTTATAGGGAAACACTTTCGGTGGGTTACGTTCGAACATTTCAATTTAGCGTTTGAATTGAACGCAGCAAATGAACTGTCAAAGAAATGCGAACACTTCGGAGCATTGAGCGTAGTGTTTATTGGTGACGTTCTAACCCATTACAAACCGCACCGCGACAAAGCGAATCTACAAATACAGCGTGAAATCGCGGAATCAAAAGAACAAGAATCAAAACAATTAAAAGAAAGCGAAATGGCGGTAAACGATGATAGCTGGCGCAGAATGTTAGCCGAAGATATTGCAAGTTATAAGAAGGGAAAATATACGGTAATTGAGATTCGTGCGGTGTCGCTTATGCGTTGGCTCGAAGAAAGCAAACAGATAACTGTTGACACCTTCACGGAAGAAGAATATCGATTGTGCAAAGCAAACGCGAAGAAGAACATTTACTTCGAACAACAGCTCGTTCAATCAATGGTCGAGCGAATGAGCGACAGGAAAAGAATGTTGTTGAAAGAATCAATCCACTTCGAAGGTATGCGTGAGCTTTACAAATTATATCTAAGTAAGCAATGAAAGAATACTACTGGAACGACGAAGGACATTGCACGAACGACGACACAATGAACTATAAAGCTGACGGTGTTTTAGCTGCGTATAGCGTAGCAAAAAACAAACACGGTTGGAAACATACATACAGCATTGAAAGTCCGAGCGTGACCATTTGCACGCCTATCGGTTGGAACGATGAAGAAGTAAGCGCGACTAAATCGCAAGCCGTTGAGCTAGCTAAATTCGAATTGATGCAAGCGCTTTCAACAAGCAATTACAACGGACGTTTTGACGGTGTGTTAATGGCAATGGGACAAGTTCCAGCGCCAAAAATAGAAACATCAAATGAACCTCAACTAAGTTTATTTTGACACCATACAAACCGACATACCTACCGCGTCAAATTGAAGCGTTGAATTACTTGAACACCGATAGTATCGTTGAACAGTTGTTATACGGTGGCGCGGCAGGGGGTGGCAAGACGAAGTTCGGTTGTATGTGGCAAATACAACGACGTTTGAAGTACGCAGGGACACGTTCTTTAATTGGACGTAGCAAATTAGACACGCTTAAAAAGACGACCTTAAACACGTTCTTTGAAACGGCTGAAGAGTTTGGATTGATAGCGAATAAACACTACACGTTTAACGGTCAATCCAACGTGATAAAGTTCTTCAACGGAAGCGAAATTGTTTTGAAAGACTTGTTCGCTTACCCTTCGGACGTAAATTTCAATTCACTTGGATCGTTAGAAATCACAGATTACTTTATTGACGAGTGTTCCGAAGTAACTGAAAAGGCGGTCAGCATTGTTCATTCTCGTTGTCGTTTTAAGTTAAACGAGTTCGGATTAATTCCAAAAGGTTTCTTGTCTTGCAACCCTGCGAAGGGTTGGTTGTACAATGAGTTCTATATTAAGAACAACCGCAACGAATTGCCTTCACACCGCGCCTTTGTGCAAGCGTTACCGCAGGACAATCCATTCTTACCGGTTGCCTACATTGAATCTCTTAGACGCCTTCCTGAATACGACCGCAAAAGACTTTTAGAAGGCAATTGGGAATTCGACGACGACAGCGACAAGCTATTTCAAACGGAGAACTTACTTCGAATGTTTAGAAATGAAGTAATCAATGAAGGCAAGAAGTACATAACAGCCGACATAGCGCGTTTTGGTAAGGACAGGACAATCATTTGCGTTTGGGAAGGGCTAACTATCATCGACATAATTGAAATGAATCGTGCTGCGTTGGACGAAGTGGTGAACAAAGTTCGCTTAACCTGTCAACAGCATGCTATTTTATTGCAAGATGTAGTGTGCGACGAAGACGGTGTTGGTGGTGGTGTCGTTGACTTCTTGAAATGTCGAGGGTTTGTCAACGGATCTAAACCAAAACACTCGCAATACCAAAATCTCAAAAGCGAATGTTACTATAAACTTGCTCAGTACGTCGAAGAAAACAAGGTAACGATTCTATCCAGTACACGCAAAGAACAAATCGTGCGTGAGTTGGAAATGATTAAACGACACCGCGCTGATGTGGACGGAAAGTTAATGGTCACACCGAAGGACGTTATCAAGAACCGCGAAGGTATTTCGCCTGACGTTGCCGACGCTATCATGATGCGAATGTACTTCGAACTCAATCCAAGTTATGGACAATACGTTGTCGGTTAGCATAACTTATTTATATTAGCACAAATAAAATAAATATGAAAAACAGAATAAGTAAATTTTTTAAAGGAGCTGAAATTGCAATTGTAATTTTTCTTCTTATTGCACTTGGATATTCAGTTGTTACAGGAACTGAAATAGGACAAGTTATCGATGTTGATTTTTGGGTGTTATCGTATCTAATCTCATTGACATCACCTAACTTTTTTGACGAATCTGAAAATGAAAAAACTGAACAAGAATGAAACAAACACCACTATACGAAGCGTTAAAAATCACACAGGATCGTGAACGCGAAATAATCAATTCAGTAGCTTCATACTTCCAACAAGGAAAAGTTCTTGGCGACGTGCTACTCGAATTGTCAAAACGAAAAGACATGAACGCGAAAGAGAAAATATATTGTTCTCTTATGATAGGTTCAATGATGACTAAAAACAACGAAGATGCCAGAGAGCAAAACTAAGAAAGGAATCTGTGTGTACTTACACAAAGACCTGTGGAACGAGATTGACGAAAAACGAGGTGAAAATAGTCGCAACACTTTTTTAAGTGAAGCAATCCAGTTCTCAATGAAGTTTTACGTTCCTGAATCTAAAGTAAAATTGACAGAACAAACGTCGACAAAATAGCGACGGACGAACTAACAACTAAGGCGCGGTTTCTGCGCTTTTTTTGTTTGTCTAACTTTTTCTTTTCAGCATCTAAAGTGTTAATTTGTTCGCTCAACAAGTTAGTTTTTTGTTCATAAGCAACAACCGTTTCTTCCAAGTTGTTGGTCTTTTCGTCCTTGATGTTTATTTGTTCCTGTAAATTGTCAATTACCAACGAATCGGAAGCAATAACGCTGTCGCATGAGTTGACTAAACGGATAACATCAACTTTATAAATAGTATCGAGAACAAGAATAGTATCACGACGAGTGCGATAGGTTTCTTTGGCTGTAAGTTGAGCGTCTTCATATCTTCTGTATGTTCCGTATAAATCAATTTCTTCCTGCAACAAGCGGTCGTATTCGCCGCTGTTGTAATAAATGATACTGTCTTGTTTTTGTATCTGTATTTCTGTTTGAATCTTCGGGTTGAAGTTCCAAAAAGCTAAACAAACAAGCATCCAAAAAACAGATGTTGCAATTATAACAATAAGTGCGTCGGGTTGGTATTCTCTTTTGTCCATTGTGCGTTTAGATAAAGTCAGTTCCGTCGTAGTCTGGGTGTTCGCTAGCCATCTTGTCGATGCCTCGAACCCACAACACGCTAACTAGCGCGCTGAAAAGAAAAATAATTGCAATAATCATAGTCGTTTTTTTTAGGTTTATAAAATATTACCTTCATGTATTCGGTAATTGTTGACGCTAAAGTAACCATTTTTTCCTTTACTCACAATAGCGAACCCGTGATTATATTTTGAATACGGATTGTAGTCGGGACTAAGCTCGCTCAAACAACCTACGCCCCAACAAGTAATAAACTTACCGTTAGCGTCGCGCTCGTTGTGTTCCGCTGTTTGGTGGTGGTGTCCGCACATCGCGCTCACCTTTGTCTTCATGAACAACCCACGCGCCACGTTGACAGAAGGAAGGAATTGTTTGCCGAACTCGTGTCCGTGAAAGATTGAAAGTTTACCGATATTCAATTTGCTTTTTCCGTCAATCCATTTAACGTTATGCTTGTCGCAATGGGTAAGCGTTGGAAAATCAAACGCGTCGATGTCGAATAGTTCGGGTGCTTTGATTCTCATGTAACGCCAGTAGCGTTCTTCGTGGTTGCCTTCTTTGTAGTAAATGTTTGCTGTTGGGAACGTGTGTCTAAGCGACGCAAGAAATTGACGGATTGAATAAAGTTCGTCTTTGAATTTACGCTTGCGCGGATCTTTAACAAAGTCGCTAATCATGTGGCAATCTAACGCGTCACCGTTCAAGATAATTGAATCACAGCCTTGTTTGATACCTTCATTTATCGCGCATTCAATAGCTTCGTTGTCTTGGTATGGAAAATGCAAATCGCAAAGAATCAAGAACTTCGTACCGGTTAATTCAACGTGTCTTCTTTTTTTCGCGTATGACTTCGGAAGCGCGAAAGGATTCAATGGTCGTGGCTTTTCTTCAAACAACTTTTTATCTGTTGTTACTTTTCTATTGAAGTCGCCATTCTTTCCACGAATCAAACGAATAACACTTCGTGCCGCTTCGATGTTTTTATAGACTTCAGGATATTCAGTAAACAATTTTTTCGCTAACGTGAGCGAAGGAGTTTCTGAAAACTTACTACAAATTTCCGCTGCTATTGTTCTCGCTGTCGTTAGTTCCCTTGCCATTCTTTGTTTTTTTAGTGAACTTTTCAATCACAGTACCACCGAACAAACCTGCTGTTAACAATGCGAGCGTGTCGTACATTGCAATTGGACAGTCATATTCAGAAAACGTGGCGATGTAACTTAAAAGAATCAAATTTGTTACAACAAATATAGCAATTATACGCTTCGAAGAAACCTTCGAACAATTACTTAACAAACTTTGAAACCAGTCTTTCATATCATTTTTATTATTAGTTGAACAATTAAACCACCAACCACACCAGCAGCGGTTGCGATACCACCCAAACGAGCAACCTGTAAACGTTGGTTGCTTATGTACTTGTCGTGCTTTTGAACCTTACTTACAAGACCTTCAATTTTCATTTCGTCGTCACCTATAAGAACATGATAGATTCGGTCTATCTTCTTATTCATATTTTGAAGTTCTTCGTGTATCAATTGAATCTCGTTTTCTGCGTTCATGACTTAAAATATAATTGTCGTTATGCTTTAAAATATAATTGTATCTCAGCTTCACGACGACGAACAAGACCTTTCAAAACAACACCACCGCCCTTGTTCCACAAACGAAATGAATTAGCTATTGTTGGGTCTGTTGGGTTCACGTTTAGTTTCTTGAATACCGACGAACGTTTGAACCCACCTGTTCCGATGTTGTACGCAAGTGAAACACACGCGCTAAATTGATTCTCGTTGAGCGGTTGCAAAATGAACGGAGCAATCGAAACGGCGAACTGGTCAATGATAAACTTTGCTAACTCGTCTGCGCGTTGCTGCGTGATTACGTCGCCTTCTTTCACGCGGTCGCCGTTTTCGTAGAAAGTATTTCCGAAGCCAATAGTCCAAACATTAGCAGGACACTTGTACGCCTTCAATCGACAACCTTCAAACTTCTTTATTAGTGCGTAACCTTCTGCGTTAATTTTCATTGCTCAACTTCTTTATTTGTTTTTCTTTTTTGATTAGATACTTACGAAATTTCTCTTCGTAAATCTTTTGTTTTACCATGTCTTTCTTTCGTCCCCTTGTAGCCATGTGTTTTTTTTTAGTTATCTAATCCATCCTAACCCTGGTCTGCGATATTCGTAAGGTCGTCTGTCGCGTCCTGAACTAATCTCGAAAGCGTTCGACGGATAGACATTTGTTTGTGACCATATTTGATTTGTTGTGTTCGTTGTGTATTCGGGAAAGTCTGCGCTGTTCTGACACAAAAAGTCAACCATTCGCTGCGTGTAAAACATCGCTTGTTGACGCGCTTGATCGCGGTAGTTTTGTAAGTCGGTTTGACTTATTGGTTGAGTGTCTTCGCTTGTGCGAATAACAAGACTTCCGTTATCCGTTTTAACGTACAAATGCGGCAACACTTCGTACATCGTCCACCACATAATCATTCGACGCAAGTAATTGTCAAGAAGGGTTGCGTATGCGCCTGTGATGTCGTCGTTCACAACGTCTTCTTTGATGCGGTTGTAAAGGTCAGTTCCAAGATACAGTTGTGCGTACTTGTCCTGTGACAAATAGATAGCAGGGTACATAAGCAATGGATCAACCGAGCCGTTAATCCAACTGTATTTTTTTATGTAGTTTTCGTCAATGAGTAGAACTTCGGGTTGTAGTGCCATTGTAGTTTTTATTTATATTTTAGTGATGCTCTGTTGGGCATATCGTTAGGACGAACCGCTTCTTTTCCTTTTGGAAATAATTCGTTTGCAACACCGCCCGTCACAACTCGGTCGTTCTTCAATCCGTCGTTTGGAAGGAAGCGACCTTTCTCTCTTTTGCGTACAAATACTTTTCTGAACCACGCGTGTCGACAATAAACACCGCCTTTATATTTCCAAATCGAATATCGTGATGCCCCTGCTGGTGCGAAATCATCGTTAACTCCGTCTTTCTCCATTTCT